TCGCAAGACTAAGGTTGTAAACTTAATGTAATTAAGTAGCCGGCATAGATCGGAATTTAAGGGGGAAGTAATTCCCCCTTTTTCTGCCTTTGCACAGGCTATAAATATATTAGATAACAAGGAAGCTTATGTATACATCTAACATCAACAATCTACAAAGTAATTTTTATAACTCATTACCAAAAACTTATGATTATTTAAGACCAAATGCGTTTAGATTTGGTGTCAAAGATATACCTAATGTTTCCTTTACTTGTCAATCCGCAAACATCCCAGATATACAACTAGGATATGCGGTTCAACCTACCCCGTTTGTTGATATTCCTACTATCGGTGATAAGATTAATTTTGGTGAGCTTGCAATTAGATTTTTGATTTCGGAAGATATGTCAAATTATCTTGAATTGTATAGATGGATAGTGGCTATAGGTTTCCCCAAAGACTATAACCAGTTCTCAACCTTTGTAAAAGATAGGCCAAGTAGATTTCCGTTTGTAACAAATATAAATGGTACCTCAGAGATTTTGGCATACTCGGATGCAACTTTAACAATTTTAGACTCGACAAACACAGCAAAAGTAAATATAATATTTAAAAACCTGTTCCCTACATCGTTGTCCGCTTTGGACTTTGATATAGCATCAGGAAGTGTAGAATATTTTACAGCGATAGCATCGTTCAAATATACTATTTTCGAAGTAGAGCCCTTATAATATAACTTGGAGTTATTATGAATACAAAAAAGAAGATTACACCAATGGCTTTGCCAAAGGTGCCTGCATTGCCTAAAGTACCAACAACATTAACACCCTCAGCAAATCCAAACGAAAATAAATTGGAAGTTAAATTAGATGATTTGCGAAAAGAAAAACTCTTCATAGCAACTCCTTGCTATGGTGGAATGTTGACAGAAGCATATTTCCGCTCAACAATTAGATTGTTAACATTCTGTAACCAACATCAAATCCCCGTGGCATTTGGTACTATTGCAAATGAATCGTTAGTAACAAGAGCACGTAATGTACTTGTTGCTTATTTCCTACAAAGCGATTTTACTCGCTTAATGTTTATTGATGCGGACATTGAATTCCAAGTTGAAGATGTAATTAAATTAATTGCACACAATAAAGAGGTAGCAGTTGGTGCTTATCCTAAGAAGGGTGTAAATTGGCAGCGTATTCGCGAGTCAGTTAGACTTAAGGATGAAGGTTATTCGGATCAACAGATCGCTTCTTTCGGTAGTGACTATGCTATCAACTTTAAATTCTTAAATCGCGATACCAAACAAATTGCTATTGAGAATGGTCTAATTCGTTTACACGATGGTGCTACAGGCTTTATGATGATTAAGCGTGAAGTTATTGACAAAATGATTGTACATTATCCTGAGCTTAAGTATAACAACGATTTAAATACTCCCCCAGAGTTAAATCCTCACTTCTATGCATTCTTTGATACTATGATTGATCCGAAGGACAAGCGTTATTTGTCTGAAGATTATACCTTCTCACGCAGATGGCAAGATATGGGCGGCGAAATTTGGCTTGACCCATCTATCAGCTTGAACCACTATGGTTCATTCAACTTCCAAGGCAATCCTCAGCAAATTATCCAAGTCGGTTAATTGAAGGCATTATATTATGAAATTAACTGAGTTGCAAGATACTTGGGAAGCGGATTGTAAAATCAATGAATTAAATTTGGGTCAGGAGTCTATAAAAACTCCTAACCTTCATGCAAAATATTTGAATCTACTTTCCTCTACACGCCTTAATCTTCGTAAAACTGAATCTGATTATTTAAATTGCCGACGCAAAAAGTATCGGTATTATAGAGGTGAGATGACACAAGCAGAATTAGAAGAAGAGAATTGGAGCCAATGGCAAGGTAATAAACCTCTTAAAAATGAAATGGATGAGTTTCTAACTGTAGATGCTGATTTGGTTATCCTGCAAGATAAAGTAGAATATTTTAAAACAGTATTATATCAGTTAGAACAAATTATTCGTTCCATCAATAGTAGAGGTTGGGATATTAAAAATGCTATTGAATGGCAGAAGTTTACTAATGGCATGATGTAATGGCAGATATAGTATTATCGAAAAAAGATGAAGTTTATCTTAGAGTAAAATGTGAACCTTCTCTTGGACAGGAATTAAATGATCATTTTTCATTTGATGTACCTGGAGCAAAGTTTCATCCCCTCTATAAGTCTCGTATGTGGGACGGCAAGGTTCGTCTATATTCTATGTTCACACAGGAACTGTATGTTGGATTGAAAGAATATCTAGAAAGATTCTGTGACGAAAGAGATTATACTATAGATTACAGTAATTATGTACAGGAATGCGATGCTGTAACTTATGATATTGTTAGAAAATTTTGTGAAGATTTAAATATAGGCTCAAAGGGAAAGCCTATCGAAATTCGAGATTACCAAGTAGATGCAGTTTTTCAATCTATTAAAGATGGAAGACGTCTTTTACTATCTCCCACTGGTTCAGGAAAATCCCTTATAATCTATTGTCTTATTCGTTGGCACGAAAGATATAGTAGACGACAATTAATCCTTGTACCAACAACCTCACTCGTGGAACAAATGTATTCGGATTTCCAAGATTATTCTTGTTTGAATAATTGGAAAACATCTGAGCATTGCCATCGTATTTACGGAGGTCACGAAAAATCCAATGAATATGATGTTGTTATTAGTACATGGCAATCGTTATATAAACTACCTAAACCTTTCTTTAAAGATTTTAAAGTAATTTATGGGGACGAGGCACATAATTTTAAAGCTAAGTCTTTAACAAGTATTCTAAATAAATGTACTACATCACCCTATAGAATTGGTACTACTGGAACATTGGATGGAACCAAAACACATAAGTTAGTTCTTGAAGGACTATTTGGTGCGGTGTATAAAGTTACCACCACCAAGAAACTTATTTCGGATAACCAGTTGGCAAATCTTGAGATTTATAATATAATATTAGAATACAGCGACGAATTGAGAAAAGGAACAAAGGGTAAGTCATATCAAGATGAGATGGATTTTATAGTTCAGCATGAACCAAGAAATAAATTTATACGCAATCTTGCATTAAAACAGACAGGTAATACTTTAGTATTATTCCAATATGTTGAAAAGCACGGCAAACCATTATATGAGATGATTAAAGAAAAAGCTGAAAATAGAAAAGTCTTTTTTGTATTCGGTGGAACAGATACGGAACAACGAGAGGATATCCGTAGAATTACAGAATTAGAACCTGATGCTATTATTGTTGCTAGCTATGGAACATTCTCTACAGGAATAAATATTAAAAATCTACATAATATTATTTTTGCATCTCCGTCAAAATCTAGAATTAGAAATTTACAATCTATAGGAAGAGGTTTGAGAACAAGCGAAACTAAAACATCATGTAACCTTTATGATATTGCGGATGATCTAACATGGAAAAGTAAAAAGAATTATACTTTACTCCATATGGTTGAACGGATTAAAATATACAATGATGAGCATTTCAACTACAAATTAGTAAAGGTAAAAATATAATGGAAGATCTTTACTACAAATATTTAAAATTATCTTCAGGTGATAATATCATTTGTATGACAACAGATAATTGTGAGGATATTTACGATAGAAAGATTATACAAGTAACACACCCAGTTATTCTATCTGCAATACGTATGCCTTCTTCTAGGGGTGTAGTGGAATCGTATATTATGTATCCATTATTTAGTTTTTCTGGAGAAGAAGTTTATACAATTCCAACAAGTCAAATTGTGCTTGTAATAAACATAAAAGAAAATTTAAAAAATAATTATTTAACTTATCTATCTGAACGAGACGAGGAAGAAGACTTACTTATTCCGGACGATGATGAGGATGTTATTGAAACAGGTGAAGAAACGATTGAAGAATTTTTAAATAGGTTAGGAGATGAAATAAATGAAGACAAAGAAACTGAAGAATACGGAGAAGGAATTAATGTCGGTCGAGTCGGTAGAAATACAAAAAGACTCCATTGAGATTCCTCAAACCTCGCATTACGTAGATAATAAAAAATTCTTAGCTGCACTTATAGACTACAAAACTAGTATAGATGCTGCAAAGGAAAAGAATGAACAGATTCCCCAAGTACCAAGGTACATAGGCGAATGTTTTATTAAAATTGCTACGCACTTATCATATAAATCAAATTTTATTAATTATACATTTAAAGATGATATGGTTTCTGATGGCATAGAAAATTGTTTGACAGCTGCCACAAAATTTGATCCAGCAAAATCATCTAATCCGTTTGCATATTATACGCAAATTATTTACTTTGCCTTTATCCGTAGAATCCAAAAAGAGAAAAAGCACCAGGCAACTAAATATAAAATTATTGAGAATTTAGACTTAGATTCAATTATCCAAAATAGTGATGATTCGGAATCAAGTAGACAACTTGTAGATTATTTGAAAAAACAATTGGACAATATAGATCCCGAAAGACGGGAAACCCCCTCAGAAACGAAAACAAGAAAAAAGAAATTGGTAGAAAAAGATAATTCTTTTATTGACATGATTGACTAAATATAATATAATAGACTATACTAACAACTAAATACTTTATATTATGAATGATTCTAAAAAAGAAGTTATGCTTATTCTTCAAGAAGAATGTGCAGAAGTAACACAAGCAATTTCAAAATGTTTGCGCTTTGGAATAGATGGTGAATATAATGGTGCAACCAATCGACAAAGATTGACTGAAGAAATTGGTGATCTTATAGCAATGATTGAACTATGCTACGATAATGGTATTGTAGATTATCTACAAGTCAAAGAAGCACAACATAGAAAATTTGATAAACTTAGGGAATGGTCTACAATATATGAGCAAGCTGAAAATATCTGAACTATTTTATAGTATACAGGGCGAGGGTCGTTATATGGGCGTACCCTCTGTTTTTTTGAGAACATTCGGTTGCAACTTTAAATGCGATGGCTTTGGAATGTCCAAAGGAGAAAAAAGTGTTGAGCGTTTTGCGGTGGACGGAGAAAAGTTTAAATCTTATAAATCATTACCACTTGTATCTACTGGATGTGATAGCTATGCGAGTTGGGATCCACGCTTCAAACATCTCAGTCCTGTTCTCGACACCAATACTATTGTTGATACTATTACCGATTTACTTCCTGCGAAGCATTGGAAAGATGAGCATTTGGTTATTACAGGTGGCGAACCGTTACTAGGTTGGCAGCGTGCTTATATAGACTTGTTATCTCATGACAATATGAGAGGGTTGCAGGAACTAACATTTGAAACTAATGGCACTCAAAAGATAGAGCCAGAATTAGTTAGCTTTCTGTATGAATGGAAGAAAAATCGTTTTTTAAATTGTCTTACATTTAGTGTAAGTCCTAAATTAAGCATCAGTGGTGAGAATTGGGACGATGCTATTTGCCCCGATGTTGTTCAACAATATTATAATACTGGCTTTACTTATTTGAAGTTTGTGGTAGCAACTAAAGAAGATGCGGAAGAAGCAGAACAAGCAGTAAATGAATATCGTAAAAAAGGTTTTAAAGGTCCTGTGTATCTTATGCCCTGCGGTGGCGTTGAACGTGTATACAGCATGAACAACAGAAAAGTTGCTGAGTTAGCAATGCAGAAGGGTTGGAGATATTCGGACAGGCTACAGGTACCATTATTTAAAAACGAATGGGGAACATAAATGAAAACATTAACAAAAAGGAAATAATATGAACGCACATAACGATATCAAAACAAGCTTAGCAGCATATGAGGCTGAGAATGAAAAATTTACCAAAGGCAATAGTGCTGCAGGAACACGTGCTCGCAAAGCTTTAGCGGAATTATCCAAAGCGGTTAAGGCTCGTAGAAATGAAATCACCGAAGAGAAAAATACTCGTGCTGAGGCTAAAGCAAAGGCATAAATAATAATGTTACACAAAGGTAACAAAATTCAATTATCATATCCGTGTAAGGAAGGATTCAAAAAATGTCATACAACAAAACAAAAACTGACCCTGAGTTAGGTCAACAGGTACACGAACATCTATTTAAAATGGGTGTTGAAACCCCCCGTAGAGATAACGGTATTGATCGCAAATTAAAAATTGCAATGATCGAGGAAAAGTTCCAAGATATCATGGGAATACTTGGATTAGATTTAACAGATGATAGTCTAATAGAAACACCGAAACGTGTTGCTAAGATGTATGTTAATGAAATTTTCTGGGGATTAGACTATGATGCATTTCCTAAATGTACAACAGTAAACAATAAAATGAACTACAACGAAATGGTTGTAGAAAGAAATGTTAATGTTCAAAGTAATTGCGAGCATCATTTTGTGGTCATTGACGGTGTTGCTACTGTAGCATATGTTCCGAAAGAAAGAGTTCTTGGACTATCCAAGATCAATCGTATAGTAGAATATTTTAGTAAGCGTCCTCAAATTCAAGAACGCCTAACAGAGCAGATTTTTCATACACTTCAATTTATTCTTGATACTGAAGATGTTGCTGTTATGATTGATGCTCAACATTACTGTGTCAAGTCTAGAGGGGTTGAGGATACGGGGTCATCTACAGTTACAGTTCGTCTCGGTGGAGGATTTAAAACAGATGCATCCGCAAGGAATGAATTTTTAAGTATTGCAAGAATGTGTGGTAAGTGAAAAACGTAGTTTTCTTATCTGATAATGAATGGGCATTTGGATCTATTCACTATGGTCTATTTAAATATCTCTGGGATTATGGGTATAACTGCAATTTACTTCCATGGGATAAACATTATACTAGAGATGAAATAACAGAATTAGATTCTCATATTGATTTTTGGATAACAACCCCGCATGGGTATTTGACATTGAAATCCTCGTATGATATTACACCTGAAAGATGCGTTGTTATTGCCCATTCTGTATTTGATTTAACTGATTACATTAAAATATATGGTATAGAAAATTTTAGTCGTTTTAGGAAATATGGTGTAATTAGCAATTACTTAAAAGACTATAGTAAAGGATTAAATATACCTACAGAACCTATTGTTTTTCCCATAGGTATCAATTATAATTCTTTTTACTCTGAACCAAATAAAGAATTAAAGGTGGTGGGATATGCTAGTGCATATTACGAGCGCCATGAATTTACTCAAGAGATGATAGATCAGGATCAAGTACCAAATTTAAAATGGAAAAAAAGAGGATACCTTGTAAAAGAAGCATGCGAGAAAGTAGGCTTGGAATTTAGAGTAGCAAATCATTATCATAATAGTTTTGTTACTATGCCGGGATTTTATAAATTTGTGGATGCTGTTATTATACCTAGTATGCAAGAGGGGGGCGGGTTACCCTCCTTGGAGGCTGGCGCTGCAGGGAAATTAGTTATTGGTACACCGGTAGGTTATTGGCAGGAGAGAGTTAGTATTTTTGGCGGAATACAAGTACCGGTGGAAGAAAAAGAATTTATTGAATTTACAGTAAACGCACTAAAATATTACAAGGATAAGCCAAATAAGTATAGAGAAAAGTGTTATGCTATTCGCGAACATGCTAAATCTTATGATTGGTCAAATTATGTGGAACAATGGGTGAAAGAATTACAATAGGATAATATATGACAGTTAATATTATGGTTGACTTGGAAACAATGTCAACAAGATCTAATGCTGCTATTTGTTCAATAGGTGCAGTAAAATTTGAAGGTAAAGAAATACTAGATACCTTTTACTGTACAGTGGACATTAAGACTTGTAAAGATGCAGGAATGCATATCTCAAAAGAAACAGTCAAATGGTGGTCCGAACAAAATAAAGAAGCACTGCGGGAACTTACTCGCAACAATATCCCATTAAAACAAGCGCTGGATGAGTTCGAGGAATGGTTCGGACCTAAGAGCCTACCTGTATGGGGCAACGGTGCAGTATTTGATAATACAATTCTAGCAAATGCGTATTTTAACACTGATAGAGAACCTCCATGGAAATGTTGGGATGATCGTTGCTATCGCACAGTTAAAGCATTATTTCATTGGGTACCTGCAGATGCAAGAGAAGGAACATATCATAATGCTTTAGATGATGCTATGCATCAGACTAAACATCTAATTAAAATATTAGGTGAATAAATGGATAACATAAATGTGCCAAAAAGAATGGCGGAATTGATGGAACCTATAGATCAACAAATTATGATGTGCGATGACCGTAGAGATTTACTAATGTTGAATTGTGCTATGTTGCAAAGAGTAATTGAAGTGTTTGATATGTTAGTAGGAGTCGAGGGTCGTAAAATGATGCTAAAGGATAAAGTATGAAAACTTATAGTAAGCGTATTGCTTTTTGTATTAGTGATCAACATCTTGTACCTCACGGAGGCATAGGGCAATTTGCTAAAGGCTTTACTGAGATGGCTAAAGACTTAAATTGGAAAGTTGATTTAATCTTAGATAAGGCGTCTAGTAACGATTTTGGCGCACTGGTTGAGTCTTTAGGTGCCAACATAATCACTTCGGATGCGCCTATGTCATATAAGAATCATACCGGCACATTTGCATTTACTGATTCTATTAATTTTGAGAAGATGCTCAATTTTAGAAATGCTATAATGAAAGCATTTAATACTAATCTATATGATATGATAGTATGTAATTCATTAGAAGCAATGCCTGCTGCTTTATCTTTTGATCTAAACAAATATATCCCAGTTGTATTCTACACACATGAGGAAAGTATGGTGTTCCGTGACACTAGAAAATTTAAAGGTGTGTTTAGTGAAAGTTGCAATGAGTTCTTTAATAATTTAATGAATCTTGAAAATTGTTATATTGGTACACAATCTGATCGTAACGTGAATGAAATCTCAGGCAACGGGGGAATCAATGTTAAAAAATTACCTATGCCCATGTCTGAACGAGGTCTCCTTGTAGAAAATAATGGAACAAGAGAGGGTGTACTTTATATTGGTCGTTGGGAAGATAGAAAAAATCCTGAAGCATTTCTTAAAATTATAAAAGAAACAGGATTGCCTGCAAAAATTATTACCAATAGTAATGGTAAGAAAAAATTCGAAGCTCGTCTCGCAGAATTAGAAATTACTAATTATGAAATTAAGTCAGGAGTTGTTGGTGACGAAAAAGTAGACTTCATTAAATCTGCAAAAGTTCATTTTAATCCTTCCTTAAGAGAGAATTATCCATTTACATTCTTTGAATGTCTTGGTCATATGCCATGTGTTGTTATTGACAAATCGGAATGGGTAACAAACTTCGATAAAAAATATTATATTAGAAAACCAGTATCAGAAGCAGGTGAAGCTATTAAAGCTGTTTATGGAATGAAACCTGAAAAATGGTATGGTAATGGTGCACTACAATATATTAAAGATTTGGATTCAGGCACAGCAAAATATTGGAAAGACTTTGTAGAATCATATACACCTTCGGTTACATCAAAATCAGATTCTGCAAAAATAAATGAATATTCCGAAATTAAATATATTGACTTTGTTCGCATACTAAATAGGTCATTCTTAGCAATAGATGATGTCAAAAGTGTATTGACAAATAAGTCAAAGTATAATATAATTTATACAGACAAAGACACATACTTGGCAAAAGACCCAACCTTCGTACCATCTGAAAAAGAAACAGATACTTTAGAAAGCTTATTCGCATGAGTAAAATTTTAGAATATGTAATATCAGGTCCAGCATATCTCAGACTTGGCGCAGAACAATGTAATGACCCTGAGACATTGCAGATGATTATTGATATGATTAATAAGACTGTTCATAATAAAAATAATCATCAATTCTCATTATTGTATAACGGATTTACTGAAAAGAACTTTGGTAAGAAGTTACAAAAGTTTAGACCAGCAATTAAAAATATTCATGCTGACTCTGGCGGATTGCAAATTATTACCCGAGGTTTACAAAATACACCCGAGACAAGAGATAAGGTATACGAGAATCAAGGCACCTATGCTGATATTGGTATGGCATTTGATGAGATTCCGGTAAAGTCCACATCTGCTAGTGGTGTATCAGCAAAGATTGATACTAAGCGTAGATATGTTGACATGGAAAATTTTGAGTCTTATGCGAGAGCAACGGGCAAGAATGTTAAAGATCAAATTTTAAGATTTGATTCTTTAAATAGTAAATGTCGACCATTTGCTATTCTTCAAGGATCTGGTGCAGATACTTATGCTAAATGGGCAGAATGTATGTTAGCTGAGATACCTAAAGAACTACATCATCGTATTGGTGGTGTTGCTATGGGATCAGCTGCACTAGGTATGGGACCACTCGAAGATGTTAAACGAGCATTTTATGTTAACTCGGTTCCATTTGAAAGACCATTTCATTTGCACGTCTTGGGTGTAGGTGCACTTAAACGTATTTTACCTTATTTGCTATTTAGTCAAACTGGTCTATATGATGGTGTAGATATCTCGTATGATTCCACAACACATTCTATGTCATTGGACAATGGATTGTTTTACTTCTCACACTGTAAGAAAAACAGCCCAGGTGATTATGGTGGTTCTTCAGTAAAAATGGGAAGGGAATATTCTAACATTTATAGAACAGTTGTTAGTGAAATTAATTCTGTATGTGGTACAGAATATACACCCGAAGAATACCACAAGTTAATGAATATTGCGGTTGGTCTATATTTAGAACAAGGTGGAAAATTCATTGATGTAATGAGAGCAAGACTAGCATTCATCCTAACTAATGTGCATAACTTTACAATGGATGTTTCTGAACTAATGAATTCAAAAGAAAACTTCTTGAGATTCTGCAGAGATAAGGGATGTGAAAATGAATATTCTACATTATTTGATGTAAAGACAAACGAAGATTTTCTTTATTGGGAAAAGCATGTCGGTAAATTTATGGACTCGGAGCCAGTTAATGCTGTGGCTCCATCTTCACTTGAGGAGTTATTTGGATGAGTATGTTTACAAAAAATAAAAGTTATATATGGGTAACCTTTCGTAAAGAAGGTATTCATAAGTATCCTGCAGCTGCAACTGATCCTAAGTTGGCTACAGGCGATTGGTTAGATGTTTCCTTTTTAGGTACGCCTCATAGGCATATTTTTCATTTTAAAGTTGAAATGGAAGTGTTTCATGATAACAGAGATGTTGAATTTATTCAGGCAAAGCGTATTATGGAGCGATGGTATTCTGATGGCACATTACAATTAGATTATAAATCATGTGAAATGATGGCAAGAGAATTGTATGCCAAATGTCTTGAGCAATGGCCTTCAAGATGTTATACTATAGAAGTATCGGAAGATGGTGAGAATGGATGCAGACTTGTTTTTGAGGAAAGATAATGAGTAAGTTATATTATATGGGGTTAGAGCCCTATGAAGGTCGATATACTTTACAACTTCAGCAATGGAGTGAAGCGGCATTTAAGCGTAGGGGAATTGATTATGAAATTATACACGGTGATATTCTTGACGATTCCAAATCTATCGTAACAGGTCAGGTGCTTGATGCACACGGTCGCAGTTATTATTCTTTAACGCAGATGGCTAATCTTGTTAAGAAAATGAAGTCGGGTGAGATTACCTGGAACGATACTATTTTCTTTGAGGATATGTTTACGCCCGGCATTGAAGCAATCCCTTATATTGTGGATCAATTACCTTGGGAATATCAACCTGAGATTTATGTTCGTTGTCTTGCACAGACAATAGACCCAGATGATTTCCTTCATGTATGGGATATGCAGGAATGGATGGGGCATTATGAAAAAATGTGTGATACTTGGGTAACAGGTATTCTTGCATCGAATGAAGAGATGGTTGCACATATGAGGATCGCAGGTTGGAAAGCACCAATCTATAATATCTCCGGATTAGCATTTGATAAAGATGAAGTACAAAGTCGTATTGCTGAAATTAAACCATTCATTACTCGTAAAAAGCGAGTGGTGTTTGCTGCTAGATTCGATCAGGAAAAGCAACCAGGATTCTTTATGGATCTAGTTGAGGACTATGGTAAGTATAATCGAGATGTGGAGTTTGCTGTTTTATCAGGCGGACCATTACGTAGTAACGATCAAAAGTATTTAGATCGCGCAAGGGAGTTAGAAAAGACTTCTAATTTTAAGATCTATGAAAATCTTAAAAAGAATGAGTACTATGAATTGCTAGCTGATTCTCGAGTATTATTTAATTGTGCCTTGCAGGATTGGGTAAGTAACACAGCGTCAGAAGCAGATGCACTTGGCACAAATTGTTTGTATCCCGCCTATAGATCTTTCCCTGAGTCATTTGCTAATGACGCGGAATGTTTATATATTCCTTGGTCTATGGAAGATGTTAAAAATAAACTAGATAATTTATTAGTTAAACCAAGAAAGAAAATGGGTCAATTATCTAATTGGACTACTGGAACCATTGACAGATGTATCGACATTATGATTGATGGATCTGAGAAATGGTATCGTAATACTAAGGATTATAGAAACAATGTCTCAGAATCAAAATACTAATACTGTTATAGTAACAGGTGCCGCCGGTTATATCGGTGGCGCAACCTGTATAGCCTTAAAAGAAAAAGGATATCGTGTAGTTGGTATAGACTTACGACCCTTGCCGGAACATCTTGAATCGTACGTAGATCAATTTGTAAAAGAATGTTTTACACATCCATGGTCACTTGAACATATTGAAAGAGAACCTATTGCTATTATACACTGTGCCGGAAGAAGTTTAGTTGGGCCTAGTATAAAGAATCCACATGACTACTATGAAAACAATGTAGTTAGAACTGAAAAATATTTAGACTATATTAGACGTTGGTCTCCTAATACTAAATTTATTTTTAGTAGTAGTGCAGCTGTTTATGGTGATCCTTTGGGTATGGTATTGTTTGAGGGATCTGCAACCAATCCTATTTCGCCGTATGGCGAATCTAAACTAATGACGGAAATGATGCTTAATTGGTTTAGCAAAGCATATGGAATTAAATATGTGTCATTTAGATACTTTAATGCATGTGGTGCGGTAGCGGGAGGCATACATGGACAAGAACCAGATGCCACTCATATTTTTGCTAAAGTATTTGAAGCAGCTTTAAGCAACGGAGAGTTTACGATTAATGGCGCAAACTTCTCAACTCGCGATGGAACTTGTGTTAGAGATTACGTTCATATATCGGATATTGTCGATGCACATTTATTGGGCATTGACAAAGATATCACAGGGATATATAATATAGGAACATTAAAGGGACATACTAATCTAGAAGTATTTACTGCTGTGGAATCTTTCTTAATTAACGCAGAAGTATTAAACCATGGAATGGTCTGTCATTTTGATGTTCAAAGAGAGGGTGATCCTGCATCATTAATTGCTAGTCCGCAAAAGTTACAAAACGATACAGGATGGACAGCCGAAAGAAATTTAGACAATATAATTGAAGACTTGTATTATTGGTATATGTCTAGATCATTTAACAAAATGAAAATCAAACAGCGGTCTTTAAATGACATTCAACCCGCTATATAAATTCTGCATGTCATCAAACTTACTCATTGGAGGCAAGAGATGGCTAAATATTTCTCAACAAAACATTACGGGCACAATATTGGTTTAAGTGCTGTATTTAGACAACCTAACGCAGATCATAGTCATTGCCATTTGCTGCATGGTTATAGTTTGGCATTTACTTTTACATTTGGATGTGATGCCCTAGACAACAAAAATTGGGCAGTAGATTTTGGTGGTCTTAAACCACTTAAGGCCTGGTTGGAAGATCACTTTGATCATAAGCTGGCGCTGGATAAAGCAGATCCTCATCTGGCCAAGTTCCAAGAACTTGAAGCCATGGACTTGGCAGAGATACGCATCTTTGATGGTGTAGGTGTAGAGAAGTTTGCTGAACATGCATTTAACTTTGCGGATCAGCTAATTAGAAATGTATCTAATAATCGTTGTTATTGTGTTAAGGTTGAATGTGCAGAACATGGTGCTAACTCAGCTATTTACGAAGGCTAAAGATTTGTGAAGTATTTAAAGGAGTGATATGCCAAGTAATGTAATGAAGGGTGTTAATAGTAGAGATGCCATAATTGGGGAACAATTAGTGCCCTTTATTAATCGTAGTAGTAGCGAATATCCTGTAGAAGTCGGCTCCTCATTTTTTGCTCCTGTAAAAGTTGAAGATCAAAAAGACATATCACTAAATGTTGCAAAAGAACATGCTAAACAAGAATATGATAGAATCATGCAAATGGTTGAGATACTACAAGAACAAGCAAAACAATTGGTAAGTAGACTTGATGCCACAGATTTAGTGCATGGAACAATGTTTTCTTTTAATCCTGTTTATGGAAAAGAATACCACATATATTTAAATACATATCTCGATAAAAATCAAATGAGTTTGATTGGTCCAAAAAATTGGAGCGGAAATATACCTGAGCATTTGTCTTTTGTTGCATCCGTAATTAAAAAGGGAGATTCAACTTGGGAGTACGTGGATGAAGATAGCGTTAGTAACTGATACTCATTTCGGTGCAAGATCAGATTCACAACAATTTGATACTTATTTTAAAAAATTTTATGATGAAATATTTTTTCCTGAATTAGATAAAAGAGAAATTACTCAGATAATACATCTAGGCGATTGCTTTGATCGTAGAAAATATATCAATTTTAATTCATTAAGCAATTGTAAAAAGTATTTCTTTGAGCAAGTGGAATCTCGTGGTATAGATATGGACATGATTGTCGGCAATCATGATACATTCTATAAAAATACTAATGATGTAAATTCCCCTAGTTTATTATTGGGTGAATATCCAAGTATCAGAACATACGATAAAGCACAAGTAGTAAACTATGATGGTTTAAAGATACTGTTAATGCCTTGGATATGTACAGACAATTATGAACATACCACAAAAATGATTGAGGGTAAAGTAGCAACTGTTTGCTTTGGTCATTTAGAGCTTGCTGGTTTTATAATGTATAAAGGCCAGGACGCACATCTAGGACACGACGGATTTGATCCTGCGCTGTTTAAAGATTTTAAACTAGTATGCTCAGGACATTTTCACCATAAGCATGGTCGAGGTAATGTGCAGTATCTAGGCAATCCATATCAATTATTCTGGAATGACTTTGAGGATGACCGAGGATTTCATATCTTTGATACTAAGACATTGGACCTAGAATTTATTAAAAATCCAAATACTATTTTTGAGAAATATTACTATGATGACGAGAAAGAGGATCCGTTGTCCATAGACATCACAAAATTTAATTCCAAGCTAATCAAAATTATTGTGGTTAATAAAAAAGACTTTTATAAATTTGATAAATTCGTAGAAGCAATCTATAAGGAAAATCCAATTGAATTAAAAATCATTGAGGATTTTTCTGAGTTTGAATCTGAAGCAATAGATGAAAATATTGACTTAGAAGATACTATGACATTATTGTCCAATTATGTGGATAGTATTGAAACAGATGCAGATAAAGAAAGACTAAAGGGAATTTTAAAAACACTTTATGTTGAGGCACAACACTATGAGGAAGTATGATAAGATTTAGTAAAGTTAAATGGAAAAATTTCTTATCCACGGGCGCACAATTCACAGAAGTAAAATTAGATAAAGCAACTACGACACTTGTAGTGGGCGAAAATGGTGCCGGCAAAAGTACTATTCTTGACGCTATTTGTTTCTGTTTATTTAATAAACCATTTAGAAGTATCAATAAACCCCAGTTGATGAACAGTATTAATGGTAAAAATTTACAGGTAGAATTAGAATTTTCTATTGGCTCAAAGGATTATAGAATTGTTCGAGGTATTAAACCGGGAATATTTGAGATATATGTTAACGGAACCTTATTGAATCAGGACGCTGCATCTAAGGACTATCAAAAATATCTTGAAGACGCTATTCTAAAATTAAATTATAAATCTTTTACTCAAATTGTTATTTTAGGTAGTGCATCATTTACTCCTTTTATGCAATTGCCGTTGGGACATAGAAGAGAAATTATTGAAGATATTTTAGATATTCAAATTTTTACTGTGATGAATTCTGTTCTTAAAGATAAGAACATAGAAATTAAAAATAAAATCACAGACATTGATACCAAAATTGAAATTGGCAAAAACAAAGTTAAGTTGCAACAGCAATACATTGCCACATTAGAACATGATAAACAAAGGAAAGTAGATGATGTACAAAAGCGAATACTTGAATCGAATCAGGAAGTATCACAGCTTACATCCTTGGTCGATGCTGAAAGGGGAGCAAAAGGAAATCTCGAATCCTCGATACAAGACTCTTCTGAGAAACGTAACAGATATACGGAAATGGGAACTTTGCTTAGAAAACTTACCGAACGAATTAAGGTACAGGAAAGTAGCATACAATTTTACCACGAACATGACCTTTGCCCGACATGTAGCCAAGATTTGGTACCTGATCTCAAACACAGCGCAATCACACTTCACACACATAAACTCGAAGAAGTACAAACAGCAATACAAACCCTTACCGAGCAACTTAACGATACTGAAACTAGACTTAATGAGATTGCTGAGATCGAAACAAAAATCTCTGAACATCAGGGCAATATCATACAACTCAATTCCAGAATTATTGCCTCACAAAGCTATATTCAAAAATTACAAGACGAATTGGCAGGAGACACTGGAGATACGACAAACCTGGAAGATGAAAAGAGGAAGCTCAAAATTTTGGCAAAAGAAGTTGTCTCGCATGCAGATGATAAAACGAAGCTTAATGAAGATAAACATTACCTCGATATCGCATCCATACTTCTCAAGGACACCGGTATTAAGACTAAGATCATCCGTCAGTATTTGCCCGTAATTAATAAACTTGTAAACAAATATTTACAGGCAATGGATTTCTTTTGTCATTTTGAATTAGATGAAACTTTTAGTGAATCTATTAAATCAAGACATAGAGATGAATTCTCATACGCTTCATTTAGTGAAGGTGAGAAACAACGTATTGATTTGGCATTATTATTTACATGGAGAACAATCGCCAAAATGAAGAATTGTGCTAGCACAAACCTTCTATTACTTGATGAGGTTTTTGATTCTTCTTTAGATGCTAACGGCACAGACTACGTAATGAATCTAATAAATACTTTAGGAGAGGAGACTAATGTTTTTGTCATTAGTCACAAAGGAGATCTTCTTTTTGATAAATTTAGAAGTGTTATAAAATTTGAAAAGTATCAGAACTTTTCTAGAATACAAGGATTATAAAATGGCAAATGAATGGCAACTACATACACACCAAGTTAACGCATATTGTTACTATCAAAATATCTTTGATGATGATATGATCAAAAGTATTATAGAGTTAGGGGACTCTTTAGAAATTGGGGATGCACAAGTAGGTGGTACATTTGACAAAGCTGGCGGCGCAAATCCTGAAATACGAAAAACAAAGATTTCGTGGATTCCTACTACTGCAGAAAATGCTTGGTTGTTTAGAAAATTAACAGACGTAGTATTATCAGCAAACAGTCAATGGTTTGGATTTGATCTTAACCATATAGAAAATTTACAGTTCTCAGTATATAATGAAGGTGACTTCTATGATGCACACGTTGACCATCACTTTCAGGGTGCAGGACAATATCCTAGAAAATTAAGTTTCACCATGCAATTGACTGATCCTGCTGAATACGAAGGTGGCCAAACATATCTAATCACATCTCAAGAACCCTTTCCAATTGCTAAAGAAAAGGGAGCAATTACGTTTTTTCCATCATACACATTACATGAAGTTAAGCCTGTAACTAAAGGAACAAGAAAAGCTTTGGTAGGTTGGATTCACGGGCCCAAGTGGAAATAATATGGCAACCAAAATACCTTTAGAGTATTTAGACCTAAGTAATGATTTTGGATTTACAGCAGTACATGAAAATGATGTATTGGATCCATTCATTACTGAAGTTAAATCTGGCGCAGATGCAGAAATAAAACAAAAGTTGGCTTCAGTTGAAAAAATGATTTTGCCGCTTTTGGTTAACTTGATGAAAAATCCTGAGAAAGATTACATACACTGGCCAAATAGAGTTCCTCTTATAGAGAAACAAATAGAAAAGATTTTGGCAATCACCCGTAGTTAGTGGCTTACCGGGGGCTTGACTTCTATCCTAAAAGGTGTTATAATAATGAAAACCGAAGGAGAAGTGTATGCTAGCACAGTCAAAATCTATACTCGCAAAATTACTTGCAACTGAGAACATTACAGTCGAGCATCGCAAAACTGTAACTGCTTACTTTGATACTAAGAACAGAGTCATGGTTCTTCCCATGTGGAAGGAAATGTCTTCTGAACTATATGACCTCCTACTGGGTCACGAAACAGGCCACGCATTATATACACCGAATGACGGCTGGCACAACAATCTAAAAGACAAAACTAAACCGGGCTTCAAGACATATTTGAATGTCATTGAAGATGTTCGTATTGAAAAGAAAATCCAAGAAAAATTCCCTGGTCTAAAGACTAGCTTCAAAAAGGGTTACTCTGATTTAATGGATAAAGATTTCTTTGGTGTGTATGCCGAAGATATGGATATCGCTGGACTTCCCTTAATTGATAGGATTAATCTTCACTATAAGGTTGGTTCATATCTTAACATCCAATTCTCGAAAGAGGAACAATATTATATTGATTTGCTCGATAATATGAAGACATGGGAAGATGTTGAAACTATTGCACATAAACTTTATGCTAACGGCAAAAAAGAATTACGAGAACAACTCGAAAACTTATGGGCCGATCTGGATGGTGAAGATTCCGAAGATGATGATATTGAGTATGATTATGATGAAATGGAAGACGATGATATTAGGAACAGGCAAAAACGCCAGCGGGGTTGGGGCGGTTCTAAATCGTCGGCCGATGACGAAGATCCTGAATCAATGACAGACCGCCACTTTAGACAACGGGAACAATCTTTGGTAGATGATAGTCTTAAACCATATCATTATGCAAATTGCCCAACAGTAAATTTAAGGCATATTATTGTTCCGTACAAGAACATCAAACCGCATTACAATAATTTTTCTTATCCTATGGATATGGGTGAGAAACAAGCATTACAATTAATAGAAGAAGGCAAGAATAAAGCGTTTTCTCGTTTTAATGAAACAAATAAGAAATATATTTCTTATCTAATCAAAGAATTTGAAATGCGTCGAAATGCTAGACAGTTTGCTCGCGCATCCGTTTCGAAAACTGGCGAATTGGATTTGAAGAAAATACATCAGTATAAAACTAATGATGATTTATTTAAACGCATAGCAGTTGTGCCAAAAGGTAAGTCCCATGGTTTAGTTATGTTTGTGGATTATTCCGGATCTATGTATGATAACATTCGTGCAACAATTGAACAGACTTTAATTCTTGCAACATTCTGTAAAAAAGTAAATATCCCATTCCGCGTATATGCATTTACAGATTCTTCTAATACACCTGAACGTATTGCACAAGAGCTAGGATATGACTTGGCCACATACGAGCAAGAACGAAGAGCTACTCGAGAAAAATACTTTAAGTTCTCAAATAATATAGGTGAGCTTGACTTTAACGACTGTTCCTTTTTTAGATTACGTGAATATTTATCTAGCGAAATGTCTAGTGTGGAATTCAAAGAAGCATCTAAATATTGGTTACTCGTAGGTGAGATGTATGACCGTCGGAATTGGAGAATTAATTCATATCAAACGGCAAATATTATTTCTCATGACTTCAGGAATTCCGATTTTGAAGATTTAGGTGGTACCCCCTTAAATGAAGCAGTAGTTGCAAGTATGGAAATTGTCAAGGAGTTTAGAAAGAAGTATCGTTTAGATGTCGTGAATACAGTATTCTTAACAGATGGCGATTCTAATGAAACTCTACGGGTGTTGCACGAACCAGGTCAGAGGGCTTATTTGCCTAATAGTAGATATGGTGATAGCAACATCATTATTAGAGATACTAAGACAATGAATGAGGGTAGAGCAAGACCAAAAACAGATTTAACTATCGCATTGCTAGAGTTGTTGAAAGCTAATACTGGAGTTAATGTAATTGGATTTTATATAAGTTCTGGTAATTATAAAAGACAAATCATGTCGAGACTCGATAAATCAGGCACCAACATGCCAGACTTTGATGAAAAATTAAAGACGGCTAAACGGCAAAAATTCTTTATGATAAATGGTGTGGGCTAT